GTCCTGCGCGAACCTGTCCGGCGCGAACCTGTCCGGCGCGGACCTGTCCGGCGCGGACCTGTTCGGCGCGAACCTGTCCGGCGCGAACCTGTCCGGCGCGAACCTGTCCGGCGCGGACCTGTCCGGCGCGAACCTGTTCGGCGCGAACCTGCGTTGCCTCGGCAACATGACCCACATTAAAACCATGCAGATTGAAACGTGGGAAATCGGATACACCGATACGACGCTTCAGATCGGATGCCAGCGTCATGAGATCGACAAGTGGCGTAAATGGAATACCGAGGAGGGTCGCGTCTGGATTGATCGCATGGACACTGACGCACTGAAATGGGCTGATGAATACCTGGCAATCGTCCTGCAGATCATTGACGTCAGCCCTGCCTCGCCGACCGGTCATGTGGGAAAATCGGAGGACTCGAAATGACCACCGACGAAGACGTTGCCCGTGTGACCGGTGCAGATACATGGCGCCACGTTTCCGAATTCATTCCGCGCTTGTCCGCCTCGAAATGCCAGGCGGTGCAGGTCAGCGATCAGATGGCGTGCCGTCCGTGCGGTCTTGTGTGGGACATGAACGACCCTGAACCGCCCGCATGCGGGCAGGTCCGCAAGTTCCGTGCCGTGTCGCGGTTTACCGGCGAGACCATAGCGGTCGGACCGATTCGCCAGCGCGTCGTCGACGCCGCTGAAATTCTTGTCGGCATTGGAGGGTTCCGCGTTGAGTAAATACGATGTTCTGCTGATCAGTCAGGTTGCGCTCTACTGCGTCCTGCTTGCCTGCGCGATCTCGGGGAGGGTGTTCTGATGAAGATGCCACGTCCCGTGATGCCCCGACCAGCGTCTGAACGGTTCGACTTCGACGCTGCGCTAATCGAATACCAGTCGGACACAACCGACGCTGCGCGTGAAAAATATCCCGAACTGCAACGTGTATGGGACGAACTCGACGAATTGCGAGCGTGCACGAGCGATCAGTATACGGTTCCTGCTGACGAGTACGAAGACCTTGAAAAAGACATGACGTATCTGCGCGGGGTCATCGAATCGGCTGCAGCCCGTGTCGATAAATTGGTCGCCGATGACGACATGAGCGGCACGGTTCAAACCTCTCTTGAGTCGATCTCTGACGACTTATGGGCGGCGGTGAGCAACACATGACCCCATCCATGCCGCGTCCCGTGATGCCCCAACCTGATTCGCCTAGCGCCGAGCGGCGCATCGCGGTGGCCGTGCCGAAACTCACCCGACTTGCCGAAAAACTGTCCGATCGTCACTGCAACGAACTCGGACAAATCATCGAGGATCTTGACCCATGAAGATGCCCGCCCCGACCATGCCAGCGCCTGCCGCGGCCGAACCGTCATCACGCGAGACGTCCGGACCACCGCGGCGGCGCCTGAACCCCGACATCGAACTGTTCCAGTCGTGTGACACCGGACAGTTCGTGGCGGTGCTGACCTACAACCGCGTGAAATCGTTCAGCCGCCCGTGCGACACGCGCGAGGAAGCGCAGGACGCATCGTTCCAGTTCTACTTGGAACACACCGCCGCGGGCCGTGCCGTTTCGGAGTCGGTCACATGAGCAGGCGAATCACGACCCGGGCGGACGACGAACGTGAATTGCTGTTCCTGAAATCAGCGGCGCGTCATGGTATCGCCGAGGCGTCTCGTCGTTTCGCAATGTCGAAAGGTGCGGGGTGTGGACTGGTCCGACGCATTCGGTCTGAAGATGCGAAACACCCCTGTCAGTGCCGGAAGAAAAAGAACCGGAACAAGCGCGATATTCCTTGACGGTTCGGGGAACAGTGGGTAATAATAAAATATGACCTGGAAACACCCGCCCCGCAAACCGAACCGCGGAAAGATCCGCCACACGATAGTCGACATCCTGGGACTGCTGGCGATCTGTGCCGTTGCCTTGGGGATTTACATAGGATGGTGATATGCTTGATGAAATTGATGAGGTGGCGTTCGCGCTGTGGACCGCCGACACCGGCAACGCCTCGCGGGCCGACTGGATCGAGGCGGTTTCAGACCACGACCGATATCAACGGATGGCTTCCGCAGCGATCAGCACGATATACCGTCTGTCCGAGTCTGAATAGGAGCGAAGGCATGGAACGTGATGAATTGGTATCGGTGCTGCGGCGCTTGTCGAAGGTGGGCTTTGGATACGATTTGACACCCGAGGACAAAGAGGCTTTGCGGCAAGTGGCAAACGAAATCGAGGACATGGGCGGCTACGCTGACTTCGTGCGCGGCAAGGCTCGCGAAATCCTCGGCCAGTCCAACTAAGGAGGGTGAGAATATGTCTGTGAAACCCACCGCGATCAAGTCTTTCGGGGAATATAAGCCGATGATCCGCCACGCGTCAGGGCGGACAGAAATATGCGGCCAGCGGTCCAAGACGTTTCAAATTCAGGCCGAAACTAAGTTTTACAGTGGGCCTAGCGAAGTCACGAAGCATTTTCGCGGCGTCACGTTCAAGACGCGCGCCGAGGCAGTCGCCTTCGCGCAGCGGGATATTGATTATCGCATCCAGCGCCGGCGCGAAGCGATCAGCGCATGGAAGGAAAAGGCAGACGCAGCGACAACCGAAAAGAACCGGGCGCGATGCCTCAAGGCAGCAGAATACGAACGCCGCGCGCTCGCGGCGATGACCGAAGCATAGAAAGGACGCCCCATGCCCACACCCGAAGACGACCCCCTCGGCCCGGCGCGCGGCATCATTGTCGCGCTGATTATTGAGGCCATCATCGTCTGCATTGGGCTGGCGATTGCCGTTTCCGTACAACTGTTTTGAAAGGGCCAGATCATGCCACACGCACCGGATGAAGAACAACAGATGCAGGAGGCAATTAGTCAAGGCGAAGCGCCGGACGAACCCGTTCTTGATGACGATGAGAAGGATGGCGTCGGAATTTCCGACGCCATGGGCAGGGAGCAGAAGAGATTCGGCGCTGCGATCTGGTAGCGCGCGGCCTTCACATTCGCTAACCGAGAAAGGACCGGCCAATGTCATATCCGGAGGAACTTGCCCGCGGCGAGCGCGTGGGGCGGAAGGCGCACCAGTGCTTTGACTGCTACCACATGATCCCCGCAGGCGCGCGGCACTATTTCTTCACAGAGAAAGCCGACGACACGATCTACACGCTGCGCTCGCACCTGGACTGCAATGCGGCGTCTCACCACTACACGAAGGTGACGGACTTCGACTGCTGGGATGGCGTGCCCCCGCTTTCCGACATGATTTCGGACGGTGGGGAATTTCAGATCGACTGTGACGTTCTCCGCGGACACTTCCCGCACGTCGTCGCCCGCCTGGAACTGAGCAATCAGTTGGCAGGTATCCGCTACGGCGAAACCCCCTCAACATAAAGGGCCGCCGACATGCTCATCACCTACCTCGCCCTGGGTCCGCTGATTATCGGCACGCTGGGCTTCATGTTCTACTACGCCGACGACCTCGGCGACGGGAACGTCGGATGATGATGCAGCGGCGGGTCGAGCATGATAGATGATCCCACCAAAAGCTGGCTTCTTGGCGAAAACATCCCCAAGTGCAAGGCGATCAAGTCCAACGACCGGGCGCCATGCCTGAACGTCGCGCTGCCCGGGTCTGACTACTGCGGCATACATGCCAAGAGTCACGACACGCTGCGGAAATCCCGCCAGCGCATGATGGCAAAACGGAGGAAGTGACAATGCACGATGATCTCGAAAACCCGAAGACCTACTGGGTGGAGTACCCGCGAGAGGTCATGCAGCGCGGTCACGTCCTGAATGACGAGGAAGTCCGGTTGATGACTGACGAGATCGAGCGGCTGCTATCCGATCTTGCCGCCGCCACCCGCCGTGCGGAGGAAGCGGAGGCGCGGGCAGACCGGCTGGCCGATGTTACCGAGCAATACCGCAAGCGGGTCAACGGAATGCATCCGCAGGTCACAAGCCCGAAGCGAGGTCTCGGCAGCAGCGACCACGTGGGGATACAGTCAATGATTGACAGAATGCCAGACGACATCTGGGCTGTAGCTGATGAGGATGTCAGTGCGCAGACCATAGACATTTACGCCCAAGCTGAGCCCGGAGGCTTCGTAGGCGCACCTACGAGATATATTCGCCGGGACCTCTATGACGCGGAGAAGGAGCTTCGAGTTACCGGGTTTACCGCTTACGAAGCGGAGCTTGCCGATTTGCGCGACCAGATCGAAATAGCCAAGACGGAGAGCTACGCCGACGGCGAGGCCACAGACAGCAACATGGGTGGCGGACGCTTCGAGGTCTCCACCGAGGGCGACGGAAAAGTCATGCTCAGCGCCATGGCCGATGATGGCGAATGGCAGTGGTACGTCATGCCGCCCGATACCGCCGCAAATCTAGCCGCCGATCTAATGACTATGGCAGCGCAAGCCGTGGAGGATATGAATGATGACTGACAACGTGACAAACCTTCATAACCCTGAAGCGGGTGTCGTATCGTTCGGCGTCCGCATCGCTGGATACACCGCCGTTGTGGATGGCCGCGAGATACCGCGCCTGATGGTCTACGAGCGCAGCGACCAGATCACGATAACGCTTGACCGCCGCTTTGAAATTGACGTGCCGCGTGAGCATTCGGGATCGGTTTGCTGGATGATCGCGAACGCGCTGGCTATTGGCGAGGGCTATTCACACTGCGGCGCCGAGAGCAAGAGCCTGCCATTCGCGCCTCAAGTTCAGGGCCCCCATGGCAAGCCGGATATTTCCGGCGGCGGGCCGTGGCCGAAGGCTCCACAGGAGCAGAGCCATGACTGAGCGCGAGAAGGAAATGCCTGAGCGAATTTGGGCGGCGCCGGACGAAACTGGCAACACAAATGATTGCGGGGAATGGGACAGGTTCGATTGCGATAACCCAAACGCCAAAGAATACGTCCGCACCGACGCCGCGCAGAACGTGATGGCCCGCCAGCCCACGGTGCAGGAGGCGGCGCAGGTGCTGCTGAATGCACTCAATGAAGAAAGCGAGCTTGACGACCTCATTCAAGCGGCGATGGACGGTGAAGCGGACACAGAAGGCACCGAAGAATGGGTGTTTGTCTTCCGCGCAGGCCTCCGCGCCCTCTCCGACCAGGGAGGCTCCGATGGGTGACGCCGATACCGCCCTAGAGCAGCTTGAAGCTGTCGAGGACGCCTACACCCGATGGATGCTGTCGCGAGCCATCGGGAATCTAGACCTAGAGCACAGAGAGGCGCAGCGGCTTTCGTCTGCACTTTTTGCCATGTTCGACGGCGGGCCAGAGGCCGATGACGAGCCGTGCGCAATCAAGCGCGCCCTGCAATCCCAGAGGGAAGACTGACATGACTACCGCGCCCCACGATACGGAGCCCCTGGTCGAGGTTCACCATCCAGACGGCACCGTGTCGTTCAGCAGGCCGGGCAATCAGTGCATGGACGGCAAATTTCAGGCTGCGGTGATCCCATGCGGGCAGATCGACGTGGCTTCCCAGCCGGAGCCCGTCAATGCCCTTCCAAATTGGCTCATCCCTTACATCTGCAACGGCGACGAGCTGATCCCGGTGCTTGACGGACGGCTTTGCTCCGACTTCGGAGACAGCCTGACGCCCCACTTTACCACGACGGTCTCGGTTGATCCCGATATCGTCACCCCCTCGCCTGTGCCGCTGTCCGGCGCGGGGGAAATGCTCGCATCGTCACCCCCTCGCCTGTGCCGCTGTCCGGCGCGGGGGAAATGCTCGCATCGGCAATCATCGCAGCGATCCTGGTCAAATTCAGCATGGACACATTCAAGGAGCCGGAGAGCAGGAGAGGGAACAGATGACCTGCAAGTGCATCAGCTACAACCAACCGAGGCCATGGCAGACGGATCAGGAGCGGGTGCTGCAATGCCCGGACTGGGCAATGGCTCTGTTTCAGAATGCCCGGCCAACGATCTGCGTGGACGCGTGCATCGCTGACGCAGTTCAGGCGCTCTGGGACGCGCACGTCTGGACCTACGGATCGTGCTGCGGACACGGAGACCTCGAGAAGCGAACCGTGATCGTGGATTGGGGTCATCGCGAGAAGGCCCGCGAGGTGCTGGACCGGGTGGATGCGACCATCCGCGTCGGAGCGTGGGAACTCGTTTTCGATGACCTCAAAGAGCAGGAGCCGACATGACCCACCTCAACGACCAATCCGGCAGCGGCAATCATTGCAACGATCCTGGCGCACTATCGGGCCAAGTGACACCCCTTCAGGGTCGTGCTATTCTCGCCCGTGACGAGCAATCACGGGCGATTTTTATGATCCACACACCGGACATGCGGGAGATCGACCGCGAACTTTCCAGTCGATCGCTGGCAGGGTTTGTCCGGCGCGCATGGTCGCAGATCATCCCCGACCGTCTGCAATGGAACTGGCACATCGAGGCGGTGTGCGAACACCTGGAAGCGTGTGCGACCGGCGACATCAAGCGTCTGCTGGTCAACGTTCCGCCTGGAACCAGTAAGTCCACGCTGATTGGCGTGATGTACCCTGCATGGTTGTGGGGTCCGGCGGGACAGTCGAATCACAGGTACATCGGGGCGGCCCATGAACAGAACCTGGCGATCCGTGATAACCGGATGATGCGTGAACTGATCACGTCGGAATGGTATCAGTCGATCTGGCCGCTGGGACTGAAAGGCGACCAGAACGAAAAGCTGTATTTCGAGAACGAACGTCGCGGGTTCCGGCAGGCGTGCGCGGTGAAGTCGATGACCGGCCGTCGCGGTCATACGATCGCATGGGACGACCCGCTGTCGCCTGAAAAAGCGCACAGCGTAACGGAACGGGAAACGGCGATTCGTATCCTGTCCGAGACCGTGCCGACGCGCCTGAACGACCCGGCGCGGTCGAACATCACCGTCGTCATGCAACGACTCCACGAGGGCGACCCGTCCGGTCACATCATCGCGTCGGAACTTGGATACGACCACCTTTGCATTCCGATGGAGTTCGAGCCGGAACGGCGCCATTACACGTCGATCGGCTGGACAGATCCGCGGACGGAACCGGGCGAATTGCTGGACCCGGTCAGGTTCCCGCCCGAGGTGATCGAACGCGACAAAAAAGCGATGGGCGCTTACGCATGGGCGGGTCAAATGCAACAGCGTCCCAGCCCGCTAGGCGGCGGAATCCTGAAGGACGAATGGTGGAATTATTACGACGTCTTGCCACGTCTAACGCATCGAACGATCTACGCCGACACCGCTCAGAAAACGAAGGAACAGAACGACTGGTCAGTGTTCCAGTGCTGGGGCAAAATTCGCGAGACGGGACAAATCGTGCTGATCGACCAGGTCCGTGGCAAATGGGAAGCGCCCGAACTGCTGACGCAAGCGCGGGCGTTCTGGAACAAGCATAAGTCATACCCTGGCGAGTCGCGGATGATCGGCGCGCTGCGGGCGTTCAAGGTCGAAGACAAGGTCAGCGGCACAGGTCTGATCCAGACGTTGAAGCGCGAAGGCATTCCGATGCTGGCTATCCAGCGGGACACGGACAAGATCACCCGCGCGCTCGACGCTGCACCGCAGATCGAAGCAGGCAACGTAATGTTGCCGCGCAATGCGTCATTCCTGTCGGGACTACTGGCAGAAGCGTCCGCGTTCCCGAATGGCGTCCATGACGACCAGCTTGACCCGATGTTTGACGCGATTTCGGAAATGACGACGCCGGGCGGTGCCGAACGCATGGCCGCGTTGGTGACTTGACACAGCGGGCAATTACGGGTAACAGTCGGGTAATTTACACGCAACCTTCAAACCCGTATCATCCGCATAGGAGACACAGCCATGACATCCGCCGAAATTATTGCAACCGAACGCCACCGTAGCGCCCAGATCGACGAACTGGTCGAACATTACCGTGCCGATTCTCGCTGGTCCGTCCTGTGGGCGTTCCTGCTTGGTCCGATCTATTTCGCATGGCACGGGTTCTGGGGTCGCGCTGCGGTGACACTGGTTGTGTGCTTATTGTTCCCGATCGTCGGACTGATCGTGGCACCCCTGATCGTTCGCGCAGGATGGCGTGAGCGTGCCGAAAAACGCGCTGACCGCGCTCTGACACTGAACGGGATCTAATGCAAAAACCGACCATGCCAGCGCCCAGCGCGGACCGAACGGACGGAATGATTAACGTCATGTCCGGTCTCGGGACGCAAAAAGACGTCGCGTCGCACACGCAATATCGCGCCGAATCGCTGATGACGCAGTACGCCGTCGAGTCGGTGTTTTACGGTGACGGCATCGGTCGGAAGATTGTCGAGAAACCGGCAGAGGAAGCATTGCGACGCTGGTTCACCGTCGAAGGTGATGACGGTGAAGACGTGGTCGGGGATCTCGAAACCCTGAAGGCACAGGCGGCGCTGACCGAGGCTTACGTGTGGGCGCGGCTCTACGGTGGCGCCGGGATCGTCAGGCTGATTGATGACGGTGGGAACCTCGAAGACCCGCTGCGCCCTGAAAGGGTCCGTCGCGTGATTGGCTATCGTGTACACGACCGATATGACATTACCTGGACGACGGCTGATCTGAACATCGACGCCATGTCACCACAATACGGCAAGCCGGAGATTTACCGCATCCAGCCGGGATCGGTCGGCGCCGTGCCGTATCGCATTCACCATTCGCGATTGTCAATCATTGACGGCATGCGGTTGCCGAAGCGCGTTCGGGATCGCAATAACGGATGGGGCGCGTCGTCATTACAGGGTGTGTTTTCGTATCTGATGAGGGTCGGCGCAAATTACGGCTACACCTCGAACATTCTACGTGATTTCGTCCAGTCGGTTCTGAAGGTCAAAGACCTGGCCGACATGTTGGCGAACGGACAGGACGATCTTGTCCGGAAACGTCTGTCGATGCTGGACCTGTCGCGGTCGATCATCAACGGCATGGTGATCGACGCAGACGGCGAAGATTACATGAAATCCGCGTCTAGTGTCGCGGGCGTTGCGGATCTGATGGATCGTCACGCCGAGGCGCTTTGCAGCGCGGCGCGGATGCCGATGACCGAACTGTTCGGACGGTCGCCTGCCGGTATGAATTCGAGCGGGTCCGGCGAAACGCGATCCTGGTACGGGATGCTGGAATCGGAACGGAACGCGCAGGTCGGTCACGTCGCCGAGGATATGGTGCGCGACGTGTATCTTGCGCGCGGCGGCGAGCCGGACCAATGGCAGATCAAATGGGCATCGCTATACACGCCTACGGATGAAGAACAGGCCGCCACCGACAAGACCGAAGCGGAAACGGCTGAAATTTACTGGCAGTCCGGCGCGCTCGACGCTGACGAGATTCGCGAACGTCTGGGGTCGTCTGGCAAATGGGAATTGCTGGAACGTTCTAAGACTTCGCCAGAAAACGAAACCGACCCGCCCGTGATGCCGGTGCCCAGCGCACCGCAGGAACCAGACGATGGCGACGAGACGTAAGCGCCGCGCCCGTCCCGGTCGTCCGCCAAAGATGGCCCGGCCGGACCAGGTCGAGCGTCGTTATCGCCGTTTGTTACTGGACCTGGTCGACCATCTGCGCGCGTCGGTTCGAGACAACCTGATCGCCGCGCTGCCGATGTACGTCACAGAACGTGACCTGCAGACACGGACGGATTCGTGGGTTGACGACGTGGTCGCCGCCGTGACGCGCATTCGCCTGTCGATGAACCCAACGGAACGGGCGGTAGAACGTGAAGTCGTCATGATCGGACAAGAGGTTGCCGATTTCAACGAATCGCAATGGCGTCGTGTCGTGCGTTCCGCAGTCGGTGTAGACTTCCTGAAAAACGAACCGTGGTTGTCGGATGAATTGAAGTCATTCGCCGCGGAAAATGCGTCTCTGATCACGGACATTTCCGACAAGGCGATGACGAACGTTCAGGGCATCGTGCAGCGGGGCGTCCGGTCTGGTCTGACATCGCGCGAACTCGAATCGCAGATCGTCGAGCAGATGGACACCACCGAACGCCGCGCCCGGTTGATTGCGCGCGACCAGGTGTCGAAGCTGAACGGGCAAATCACCGCGCGCCGTCAGCAGTCCGTCGGCATCCGAACGTATTATTGGGATACGTCCGGTGACGAGCGAGTGCGGAAATCGCATCGCGCCATGAACGGCAAGCTGTGTCGCTGGGACGACGACAGCGTTTATTCGGACGACGGCGGTAGTACATGGCGTAAGCGATCGTCGATCGGAGGCACCGTGTCGAAGCCGGGCGAGGACATCAATTGCCGGTGTGGGGCACGCTCGAACACCGACGAATTGCTTGACGAACTCGGGATCTGACGGATATTAATGGGTATGCGTCCACCGTCTCAAAGCCGTGCGTGTGTTTGCCAGGGGTCGGCGGCTTCAAATAACCCCGAGACGATACGGCCCGGCGCATCACACGCCGGGCCGTTTTCATTCCACACCCGGTCGGGTTAGTCTGAACCCCTCGCCGGTGACGTTGACGATCTTCATGTCTTCCGGGAGCTTCCGTCGCATTCCTTTGATCCGGGAATTTAGCGAGTCCATATCGCTCTTATCGAAATCCCCGAAGTTGTAGGCTTTGAACAAGTTCTGATGTGACACTAGCAAACCTTCGGCGTCCCACAAAACTGCCATGGCGCGACGTTCTTTCGGTCCGAACTTTACAGGCAAGTCGTCAACCGGGTGTGTCGAAGTGCTGCCGGTCAGTATCTCGGACATGTCTTCCAAGCACTGCAGTAAGTATTCGACAGCGTCCGTCGGTTTCATATCGGCGACGCGTGATCGAATACTAGGCGCGTGGCCGCTGCTGTAGGGAACATTGTGCCGCCATACCGCTTGATTGGCGACCTTGTAGGTCACGCCGTAGTGGTCCGCAATGTCGTGGATCGTCATGTTCGCAGTGTCGAGGTCGCGAATGTCGGAATATTTGGACGGCATGCTGTTCTCCTGTCATTACTCCCCGTCGTTACCCGATATTCCCCATCCCGTCAACCGTTATTTACAGCGCCTTGTGCATGACGTATCCTGTGCAGGAATTTATCGGGGATTTCCGTGACCGTAACCAACGACATCAGACTGGACCGCGGCAACCTGCTGCGTTTCGAGCGAACGCCGGAAGGTTATCTGCGCGGCGAAGCAGTCGTGTCGCGAACCGGCGTTTTTCCGTACCGCAACGACGACGGATCGTTGCGGTACGAACTGCGTCACCCCGACGACATCCTGACACAAGACACGCTCGATTCGATCCGTGGCATTCCTGTGACGATGGACCACCCTTCGGAACTGGTGAATGCGGATAATGCAAAATCGTTGACGATCGGCTACGTGGGCGACAATGTTCGCATCGACGGTCCGAACATCATCGCAAACTTCACCGTCACCGACGCCGAGGCAATCCGTCAAATCGAGGCGGGTAAGCGCGGCTTGTCGCTGGGATACCGTGTTGCCGATCTGAAACGGCAGGACGGCGAATACAACGGGCAGAAATTCACGCATCGTCAGACCGGTACAACGGTCAACCACTTGGCGGTGTGTGTGGCGGGACGCGTCGGAAACGCGGCACGCATCAACCTGGATGGCGCGTCCGTCCAAATCGAAACCACATCACAGGAGAACCGCATGCCGGACGATGTGAAATTGGTGACGGTCAATCTGGACAGCCTGACGTATCAGGCCGCGCCCGAGGTTGCCCAGGCACTGACGAAAGAAACCGCCCGCGCCGACGCGGCCGAAGTCGACGCGCAGAAGGTTCGCACCGACATGCAGGCCGAAATCGACAAGGTGCAGGCCAAGCTGGACGAAGCTGAAGAACAGCTGAAGCAGCGTTCCGACGACGCCATCGCCGATCAGGTGAAACAGCGCGTGACGCTGCTGGCCGAGGCCGGTACGATCGTCAAGGATGCGGCGGATCTCGTCGGCAAGTCCGACCGCGAAATTCGCGAAGCGGTGATTGCGACGAAATATGACGGTCTCGACCTGTCCGGCAAGTCCGACGACTACGTGACCGCCCGTTACGACGGCATCATCGAAGCCGCCCGTGACGAACCGGCCAAGCGTCAGGTGCAGAGGACCACGCCGCGGAACGACGCCGACGGCGGAACCCGTACCGACTCGAAAGCCGCATTCGACGCAATGCGCGACCAGTGGAAGCGGAAGGACAAGAAATGAGCCAGACCACCGGATATGGTTACATCTCGACCGTCGCGCAGGCCGGTCAGAAGGTCGACCTGGTGTTCGACACCGTCGACAGCTTTGCCGCTGAAGGCGCGGTTCCGTTCGGCGTTGCGGTGATCCGCGGAACTGCTGACGATCAGTGTCAGGTCGCCGACAGCGATGCGGGCGACTTCCTCGGCGTGTCGCTGTTCACGCACACGATCGAACAGACGTTCCCCGCGACCGGCAACGCCGCCTATGCCGACACCGACACGGTGTCCGTCGTCTCCGACGGTCGCGTGTGGATGGAAGCGGTCGGCGCGGTGACGGCAGGTGCCGCCGCGTATGCGATCGTCGCCGCCGGTGCCACACAGGGGCAGGCCACCGCCACCAGCACGGACAACCTGCTGATTGGCAAGTTCATCACCAGCGGCGAAGACGAACTCGTCGCCGTCCAAGTGGAGGCGTAACACATGCCCGAATTCGTGAACCTCGACGCGGGCGAGACGCTGTTTTTCCAGCGCGAACTGGAACACCGCAAATCGCAGACCTACGACGTCGTCAAGGCGCCGCTGAAGGCGTTCGAACTGTTTCCTGTCGACTCGACCGCCGGCGCAGGTGCCGAGTCGATCGCCTATGAGCAGTACGACATCACCGGCATGGCGAAGATCATCGCCAATTACGCCGACGACCTTCCGCGCGCCGACGTCAAGGGCAAGGAGTTCGTCGGCAAGATCCGGTCGGTCGGCAACAGCTACGGCTACTCGCTGCAGGAAGTCCGGGCCGCCCGGATGGCCGGAAAATCGCTCGAACAGCGCAAGGCGAACGCTGCTGCCCGTACACAGCGGGAACTGTGGAACAGCGTTGCGTTCTATGGCGACGAAACCCACGGTCTGCCCGGCTTCCTGACGAACCCGAACATTCCCGCATCGTCCGCGCCGAACGGCGCAGGCGGTACGCCGGAATGGTCGACGAAGACGCCGGATGAAATCCTGATCGACATGAACGCGCTTGCGAACGGCATCATCAGCCGGACCAACGGCGCGGAAACGCCGAACACGATGGTTCTGCCGATCGACCAGTATACGCTGATCTCGACCACGCCCCGTTCGTCGACGTCGGACACGACGATTCTCGAATACTTCCTGCAGAACAGCCCTTTCATCACGTCGGTTGAGTGGGCCAACGAACTGACAGCGGAGCAGTTGGCAGCGAACGGTGTGACCGACTTCAGCGGCGACGTCGCGTTCGTCTACCGTCGCGACCCGGACGTCCTGACGCTGGAAATGCCGCAGATGTTCGAGCAGCTGCCTGCACAGGAACGTGGTCTGGAATACGTAGTGCCGTGTCATTCGCGGATCGCCGGCGTGCTAGTGTACTATCCGCTGGCCTGTGCGTTCCTGGACGACATCTGATCGCATCGGGGCGGCTTCGGTCGCCCCGTCTCATATTCTGACGGAGATGTTGAAATGCAAACCGACAGTGCGAGCGACGACCGGACGAAGAATAATGCAGTGCGCCACACCTACCGGACGCTGACCGATGACGAAAAGCGTCAGATGCAGGAGGTAAAAGACATGGGTGCTGCGTTCATCGCGAAGCTTCACGAGATCGGCGGGACGGATGCTGACGGAGATCGGTTCGCTTCGCGGGATCTCTCCCTTTCTAACACCCACGCCGAAGACGCAGTGATGCGGGCTGTTCGGCACATCACTGCCTGACGGAGATACTGAAATGCAAATCATGAACAACATGGCACGGATCTACGGTGCCGAAGGTGTCGAACTGATGCCCGGTCCGAACACCGTGCCCGATGAGATCGCGAAGAAATTCCTCGCGAACAAAGGCGTCAAGCACCGGATCGCGACCGGCAAGATCGTCGCGCAGGGTCAGCCTGAAGCGCCGAAGATGCCTGGTGCAGACCCGACGCAGATGACCGTCGAAGAAATCGAGACGTCCGAAGATCGCGACCGTCTGACGATGATGGCGTCCGGCGACGGCCGCAAACCTGAGGTTAAGGCGGCGAAAGCGCGCCTGGAAGAACTCGACAAGGACTGATCCAGTGGCCGCCGTTGATCTGATCCCCGTCATTGCACCCGAACTGGTCGACAACCCTCAGTTGACCGGCGCAATTGTGATGGCGGAAGATCAGGTCGCGGCGGATCACTGTCGGCGAGAACAAGCGGTCGCTTATCTTGCCGCCCACATCCTGACGACCGCCGGACGCGGTGGCACAGGCGGGGCGGTAGCGTCGGAGACCGAAGGAAGCCTGTCGCGATCATTCGCATCGCCGGAAGCTGCGGCAGGAACGCTGGGGTCGACCGGCTACGGTCAGGAACTGCAGCGCCTCAATCGGATCTGTTACGGCTTCAGTGCGAGGACCGCATGGCCCGTAAAGGTGTGACCGAACGCGACTTGGGCTGGGGCGACATCCTGCGCGAAATGAGGCGTCTCGAACACACGACCGTCACCGTCGGACTTCAGTCCGATTCGGGTTCTGATGACGAAGGCGTCCGAAACGTCGACAAAGCGTATTGGAACGAATACGGCACGCGACAAATTCCGGAACGTTCTTTTATCCGTGCGGGGTTTGACGAAAATCGGCAGGACATCGACCGCACCGTTGACCGCATCTGGAACGGTGTAAAGCTGGGGCGGCTGACGGCAGATCGCGGTGCGCACATCCTTGGACAGCGTCACGAAGACCAGGTGAAACAGAAAGCCCGTAACGGCCCGTTCGCGCCGAACAGTCCGACAACGGTGGACATGAAGGGGTCATCCAAGCCGCTGATTGACAGCGGTCAGATGGTCAATTCGATTCGTTACGATGTGGAGAACTGACGATGGCGTTCGAGCAGTTCAATCAGACGCTGACGGGAACGCGCAAGTCGGGTGGTGCATACGTGAACGGCGTGTGGACGCCCAGCGCAGGAACGCCGATCGTCATTCGCAGCAGCGTTCAGCCGTCGTCGGACAAGGAACTGAAGCTGCTGCCCGAGGGTCGGCGCGAGGACGGAGCGTATACGCTGCGGTCGAAATCCGAGATCCTTGAAGGTGACGTGTTCGACATTTACGGTGAAGACCACGAAGTCACGAAACGGCAGGTCTGGCAAAACGGGGTCATCCCTCATTATCTCGGGATCGCCACGAAGGTGCAGCCATGATCTCGGAACTGTGGACCTGGGCGGAAGCGAACACCGGTCTGCCCGTGATATGGGCGAACCAGAACGGACCGCAGCCCGAACCGCCGTATGTGACGCTGAACGTCATTGCCACGTCTCGTGAGGGTCTGCCGTATATCGGCGAGGTTGACGAAACGGGATTGGTCGTCATCGGACAGGGGCAACTTTTTACGCTGTCCCTGCAGGTCTACGGTGAGGGTGTGACCGGTGCGGTTCAGGGGCTGCGCGACTCGCTCGAACGCATCACTGTTCAACGCGACCTGCGGTCTAGCGGTTTCGCATATGTCCGTGTATTGTCGGAACCACAGGACGTCCCGGAAATCACCGGGACCACATGGCAGCAACGGGCCAACATGGACATTCAATTCCGCGCCGCGCGGGACATTACCGACGACGTCGGCTTGATCGAAACAGTCGCCCACGACGGTGGCGACGGCAACGCGTCCGGGGCTGGCGCAATCACAGGAGGTGCATGACATGGCACTGAAAGACGTCGTTGACGTGCAGATCAGCCTGGCGGTGTCCGGGCTGCAGCGCGTCGGGTTCGGGACGATGATGTTCGTCTCGGAATATGCGTCCGGGTCGGAACCCGGTTCGCGCGTGCTGGAATTCTCGGACGCCGACGAAGCGGATGCGAACGCCGACATCGACGCCGAGTCGAAAGCGGCCGTTACCGCGTATTTCTCCGGGGACCTCCGGTCGCCGCGGGTCAAGGTCGGCTACAAGCTCGACAGCGAGACGTGGGCGGAAGCCCTGGGCGCGATCGTTGATGTTGATGACGAATGGTATGCACTAGCGATCAACAGCGCCGACGCGACCGACATCACCGATGTTGCGACGTGGGTGCAGGCACGGACGAAGCTGTTCCTTGCGAAGACCGCCGACTCCGATGTTCTCGATCCGGTCGACGACCCCGAGACCGACACCGACATCGGTTCCACGCTGCTGGCGAGCGAATTCGACCATACCGCGCTGATCTATTCCGGAAGCGCCGCGACCGAATATCCGGAAATGGCATGGGCCGGCGGACAGCTGCCCGAGAACCCCGGCAGCACGACCTGGGCTTTCAAGCGAGTGCCGGGTGTGTCTGCCGACGTGTTCACTGGTGCCCAGATCACAGCACTGGAAGCGAAACGCGTGACGCGTATCGAGAACATCCAAGGTATCACCCGGACGTTCGGCGGCTACGTCTCGCGCCCTGCGGTGTTCGTGGATCTGCGCCGCGGCCTCGATTATGTCGCCCAGCGCATGGCAGAGGACATCCTGGTCTTGCTGACCAGCGAACGAAAGGTTCCCGGCGACGACCGCGGATCGGTGATGGTCGAAAACGTCATTCGCGCCCGTATCCTGCAGTCGATCGACGAGGATATCATCGTTGACGACGAAGAATGGACCGTCAATGTCCCGCTCTATGCGGAACGTGATCAGACCGACCGTGAAGCGCGGTTCCTTGACGGCTGCACCTGGACCGCGAACCTGGTCGGCGCCGTTCACAAAGTCGCCGTTCGCGGGGAGGTTTCGGCATGAGCTTCGCAAACTATGACGCCACACAGGTGATCCTGGTGTTCAACGGCGCCCCGATCAGCGGGTTCGCCGACGGCACATTCATCACGGTCGAATTTGACGAACAGCAGTTCAACAAGACCACTGGCGCCGACGGTCTGACGCAACGATCGAAGACGGGCAACTATGCCGGCAACATCACCGTGACCCTGTTGAACGGGTCGCCGTCGAACGATGTCCTGTCCGCCGCGTGGAACGCCGACCGCGTGTCGAACAACGGTCAGGGTCCAATCCTGTTGCGTGACCTGTCCGGCCGCACGCTCTGGTCCGCAAAGAACGCATGGGTGCGCCAGATGCCGTCGCAAGGGTTCGGCAAGGACGCCGAGAATCGCGAATGGGTTCTGGATACCGACGCGCTCAACGGTCAGGCGGGGGGTAACACCTGATGCTTGAAACGAAGCGCAAGAACATTGAAGGTCTCGACGTTGCAGTGACGCAATTCGCGGGTCGTCGGAATTTTTCGTTGCTGCTGAATATCGCGAAGGTCGTCGGACCGACCATGGCGGCAGCCGGCAGTAACGTGAAGTCGACGGAAGACCTGATGAACGCCGACCTGGACATCGACCGCATCGGTCAGGTTCTGTTCAATTCGATGGACACGCGGGTCGTCACGGGACTTGTCGATGATCTACTGTCGTCGACATTCGTAAATGACCGTCCGCTGTCGGACCAGTTCGACGAGGTTTTCGCCGGTCCCGACCTGTGGAAGCTTCCGAAAATCATCGCTTTCGTGATCGAAGTGAATTTCGGAAATTTTTCCGGACTGGTCGCGAGCGTTTCCGGGGTCGCCGACCAGCGGGCGGAGGGTCTGGGGTAAACGTCGGCACGCTGACGCCCCAGATCGAACAGGACTTAATGGTGTGGCGGCTGGTGACAGCACGGGTCGCCACGTTGACGGAAATTGACACGGCGTGGTCGCTAGACGACATTCTGGACGGAACGGCGGTGCTGGATTACCAGGACGCGTTGCGAGCGCAGGCGGATAAGGAAAGAGGTCGGAAATGATCGTTCGCGAACTCATTACCCGGCTGGGCTTTGACGCCGACAACCGGTCCGCCGAACGCCACGAAAAGGCATTGCGCAGTGTCCGTGCCGCAGCTCTTGCAGTCGTGTCCGCCGCGGGCGTGGCTGGCGCGGCGCTGGGTACCATGGCGAGGCAGACGGCAGACGCTGGACGCGAGATCGCTCGTGCATCCCGTCTAGCGAACGCTTCCACAAAGGAATTCCAGCGGTTCGCGGTCGGCGCCCAGACCGTTGGCATCGAAAACGAAAAACTGTCCGACATCCTGAAGGACATGAACGACCGTGTCGGTGACTTTCTGTCGACCGGCGGCGGTGAAATGGCGCAGTTTTTCGAAAACGTCGCGCCGAAAGTCGGGGTGACTGCCGAACAGTTCCGAAATCTATCCGGTCCGCAGGCGCTGCAGCTATATGTCGACACGCTTGAAAAAGCGAACCTGACGCAAGCTGAACTAACGTTCTACATGGAGTCGATCGCGGACGAATCCACCGCGCTCCTGCCACTCCTGCGGAACAACGCATCCGGCTTGAACGAAATCGCCGACGCTGCCGAACGTTACGGCGCGATCCTGTCCGACGAAGCGATCAAGCAGGGTGAGGAATTCCATCGCAACCTGAAGTCGCTGGGACTAATCGCGCAAGGCTTGCGTTTCCAGATCGGCGAACAGTTGCTGCCGCGCATCAACGCGACGACCGACGCGTTTCTGGACTGGTACGATGCGAACGCCGAGGTGATCGGCCAAGGGGTCGACACGGCAATTGCCGAGATTTCAGGGTTCCTGGACCGGCTGTTCACAGCAGGCGGACGTGTCGCCGATGTCGTGATGACGTTGGCGGGCGAGTTCGACACGCTGGAATCCGCGGCAATTCCGCTTGCCGCCGCGATCCTGAGCCTATGGCGGTATTCCCGTCTCGCGCGGATTGCGATGAAAGGGTTTGTGGCGTTCCTGGTTCTCGACGATCTCGCCGCATGGGTGTCCGGTCAGGAATCGTTGATTGGCAGGCTGTTCGGACCCTACGACCAGTTCGTCGAAAAAGTCGGCGCGATGCAGGACGCGTTCGAGAACTTCCTTGCGTCGATCGGTGTTCCTGAAAACCTGATCTCCGGAATTTCCAGCCTGACGACCGTTCTCGCCGGACTGGTCGGATACCGACTGGCGGTCGGCGCATTTGCGACCGCCACAGCCGCGCTGGGCGGCGGGCTGACGACGCTTGCCGGTGGTCTGACGGCACTGGCGGCCAGTGGTGCGGTCAAAGGACTGGGCGTGCTTCGTGGCGCCGCTGCGGCGGCTGGCAGCGTTCCGGGGCTTGCCGCTGGTTTAATCGTGACGCCGACCGCCACGAACCAGGGCGAACAGGAAACCCTGAGTCGAATTCAGGCGCTCGAAAACAAGGGCATCAATCCGTATCAAGGGAATTGGGACGCCCTGACGAACAACGGTCGCATGTTGGGCGGTAACATCACTGGCGGCATGGGTTACGCGATCAACGAACGTGGCACGGAAGCGATCTTTCCGTCCCGGTCCGCGTTCGTGGCGACGAACCGTGCACTACGGTCGATGCTGGGCATGGCGTCACAGGCATCGTCACTGATGGGAGGCACGCTGTCGGCGTCGTCCGGCGGTGGAGGGGTCACGAACAACCTGACCGCCAATGTCACGATGCAGGTTCCGCCCGGCACGCCGTCTGATCAAGTCGAGATCCTTCGGACTAACGCCCAGCAGATGTTCAGTGACCTTCTGGGAAATGAGATCCGGAAGACGATGATGAATTATCCGAGGGCTGAATAATGGCGCTTCTGTCTCTCCTGTTTCGCGCCGCCGGCTTTCGGAACCGCATCGGGCTTCTGAGGCTTGATGCCACGCTGTCGGAAATTCACGATCGATCAAGCCGCATTACAGACCATCCAATCGAGGGCGGTTCAATGATGCAGGATCATATCGCCCGCATGCCGCGGAAACTGACGATAGAAGGTTACGTGACAGACACACCATTGATTGGGTCATCGTTCGGCGTGCAAGGTGCGTATGAATTGCTCGACCTGACATGGTCGCAAGGTTTACCAACGGTCGTGATTTCCGGGCTGCACGTTTACCCTCGGATGGCGTTCGAGTCCCTGACGATGCCGAAGACGCTGGAAGGCGCCCTGCGGTTCAGCGCGACCATGAAGGAAATCACGCTGACTTCGGCAGCCGCCACGACCGTGCAAGGCGGCAACTCTGCTGACTCGTCACTGGCGTCCGGAAATGTCACGAACCCGCGCACCGCAGCGAACGGTGTGAACGCGGGACAGCAGCCTACGGCAAGCATTCCGACGTCGTCTGTAACGGGCGGTTCTGCCGGATCGTCCGGGTCATCGAATTCGTCGGGGTCTCTGCTATCGAGGATATTCTAATGCAGCGCATCGTGTTCCCCGACGCCCCGGGCTGGGTTCAGTCCGTGAAGCTGGACGGCAAGACCTACAAACTTCGGGCACGGTGGAACGTATCGGCGAACACGTGGTCACTCGACGTCCTGACGCGGGGTGAACGCCTGCTGGTGGCGGGGTTGCGTCTCGTCCGAGGACAGGCGCTGCTGCGGCAATTCCAGAACCTCGAATTGCCGCCAGGTGATCTGTTCGTTTACGACACCGGCGCGCGCGGTGACGAATATACCGATTTCACGGAAGGTCGGGCTGTACTGGCGTACATCACCGCCGATGAGGTTGCAGATCTGAGCGGGGCGGACGCGTGACGAACTTCGGACGCATTGCAAATGTCACCGTAGGACCGCCGGGCGGACAAGGACTGTCTATCAGCGGTCATAGGATCACGTTTTCAGTCACGAAGACCGACGACGCTGAAGCGAACACGATGGACGTGCAAATCTACAACGCCGCGCCCGACACGCGGAAGGTTCTGGAAACGACGGACAACCGGGTCATTCTGACTGCGGGGTACATGGGCGGCGAGATCCGTCAGATCGCTGTCGGCGACATCACACGTGGCAGCACGAAGCTTGCAACACCGGACCGGATCACCACCGCCACCTGCGGTGATGGGCTGCTGACGCTGGCGACGTCGCGTGCCTCGCTGTCCTACGACGGCGCCGTCAGCGCGCGGCAGATCATCGAAGACATCGCGGATCGGTTCGGTCTGGAACTTCGCGACACCGCGGCTGACCTGTCGGGAAAGTTTCAAAGCGGATGGGCGTTCGTCGGACCGGCGCGTGACGCGATGTCCGCCGTGACCCGCCGGTTCGGGCTGTCCTGGTCGATCCAGAACGAGGAAATTCAGGTGACGGAACGCCGCGGTGTGAACACGACAGATGCGATCCTGATCACACCACAGACGGGGCTGATCGGAAGTCCTGAACCGATGGACGACAACCGTGACGACCTGAAGGAAGACAAGGAAGCGCCTGGGATCATGGTGACGACCTTGCTGAACCCGCTCTATGAGCCGGGCGGGCTGGTCGTAATCGACAGTCAAGATTATAGTGAAGCGGAATTCCGCATTCGTAAGGTCGACCACAACGGCGACACGCGCGGCGATGCGTGGGAATCTCGAATCGAGGTGGTCGAACGATGAGCGATCTTGGAAACCTGCTGGAAGCCGCCATGGCAGCCAACCTCGAAAACATCCACACCGCAATCCCGGGAACCGTCGCGTCGGTGAACGGATCGCGCGTGAATGTCAAGCCGTCGTTGAACCGCCAATTGCGCGACGGTCGCACCGAAGAATTGCCGATCGTGCCGAACATCCCGATCTGGTTTCCGAACGGCGGCGGCGCGTCGATCACCTGGCCGGTCAAGTCCGGTGATCCGTGCGTTCTGGTTTTCTCCGAACGATCACTGGACGAGTGGAAAGGCGGCGGCGGGACCGTGACACCGGCCGACCCGCGGCACCACGGGCTTGCCGATGCGATGGCGTTTGTCGGCATGGACCCGAACGGCACGCCATCCGACGGCATCGTTCTGAAGATGGGCGGTGTGACGTTCACGGTCAGCAGTGACGGTGTGACGATCGAAGGCGGGACAATCACACACAATGGAACCGACATCGGCGACACGCACATCCACAGCGGCGTCGTGGCTGGTCCGAGTAACACAGGGACGCCGGTCTGATGCGTGATTTGTTACTAAACCCCGAAACGCACGACCTTGTCATCTCCGGCCGCGACGTGTCGACGGTGAATGACCCTGCGGCGATCGTTCAGAACATCAGGCAGCGGTTGCTACACTTCACGCAAGAATGGTTCCTTGACCTGGCGTCCGGAACGCCGTGGTGGGAAGAAATTCTGGTCAAGGGTCAACGACAGTATATCGTCGAAGACATCTTGAAGACCCGCATTCGCGAGACGCCGGGCGTGACGGACCTGACCGGCTTCGAATTGGCACAAAGCGGCGAGCGTGGTATATCGGTGTCGTTCATCGCGACCACGGTGACAGGCGCGGAAATCGACGAGATCGTGAGGCTTGCAATATGACCGGACTGACAGCCGAAGGGTTTCTGAGCAAGCGTCTGCCCGAAATCAAGCAGGAACTCGAACAGGAGTTTCGCGACCAGTTCGGAACGGACCTGAATTTCTCGCCCGAAACGATCATCGGGCAACTGATCGGCATTGAGTCCGAGGCTTTCGCCGAAACCTGGGCGTTGCTCGAGGATATTTATCAATCGCAATACCCGGGCAGCGCATCGGGGAATTCGCTTGACCTGCTGGTCGCCCTGAACGGGATCGAGCGGCTACTCGCATTGCCGACGACGGTGATCGGTTACCTGACTGTCACGATCGGCACGACCGTTCCCGCCGGCAGTCGTGCCAAGGATGGCGCCCAAACGTACACGCTTCAGGGTAGCGTGACGGGTGCGACGGCAACGGCATATGGTGCGACAATCAGCGTCGGATCGGTCGCCAATGCGACGGACTACACGGTGACGATCGACGGCGTGAATTACACGGTGACTTCAGACGCCAGCGCAACGGAAAGCGAGATCCTGACAGCCCTTGGCGCGGCGATCCCTGTCGACCAGGTGGAAGACATTTCGGAAGGCGTCTTGACACTGACGTTCGCCGACATGCGGTCAGTGTCGACATCGGTGAACTTGTCGATCGACACCGTCGTTGCGACAGGGACATTTCAGGCCGACGAAACGGGCCCGATCGCGTTGCCGATCGGATCGCTCGACGAGATCGAAACGCCCATCGTTGGCTGGCAAGCCGTGACGAATAGGGCTGCCGGGACGCTGGGACGTAATGTCGAAACTGACGGCGAACTGAGGGTTCGCAGGGACGAGTCCGTCCGTCTTCGGGCGATCAGCACGATTGACGGCATCGCCGCACAACTGAGACAGACTGACGACGTCCTTGACGCCCTAGTGGTCGAGAACAGCGGTGAGGTTACGGACGCGGACGGACTGCCGCCGCAGCACATCTGGTGCATCGTCGAAGGCGGGTCCGACACCGAAATCGCGGACGTGATATTCCGCAGGAAAGCGGGAGGGATCGGGACATTCGGCGACGAACTCGAATTGGCATACTCGGAGGTCACCGGGCAACCGTACGAAATCCGCTTCAGCCGTCCGGTCGTGACGCCTGTTTACATCACGGTCAACATCGCAGCATCGACGGCGATCCCTGGCGATTATATCGCCCGTGTCCGAAACGCGCTTGTCGATTTCGGCGAAGAATTCGGCATTGGCGAAAACCTGATCCTGAACCGCCTGTTCACGCCGGCATCGCTGGTGATTGATGAACGGTCTTATGTGTCTTCCGTCACCCTCGGAACCGTGCAGAACCCGGCAGATACCGACAATCTGATCGCCGACACAAACCAACGGTTCCAGATCGTTGCGGGGAACATCAATGTCCTACTCGACTGATGACGGTCTGGCGCGGCTGATCTGGCAATACCAGAACAGCCCGAAGGTCAAGGCGCTGATTGCGTCGGTCCTTGCGGAATTCGAAGACATCGGGGCAGCGACCGAAGAACTTCGGACACGTCTCGACATCGACGCATCATTCGGCGAGCAACTGGACGGGATCGGCGAGATCGTCGGGCAACCGCGACCTAGCACTGAAGAAATCGACCCGTCCGAAGTGTTTTCGTTCGACGGGCCGGACGCGGGGGCCGGGTTCTCGGGGATCGGTCGTCCCGATCAAGGTGGCCGGTTTACCGGTCTTGACGGAATCGTGGTGGGCCCGATGCCGGATGACGAATATCGCGTCTTACTGAGGGCGGCCATATTCGGGAACTCCGGGTTGTCAACGCTCGATCACCTGAACGGCTACGCGCGAGCAGTGTTAGGTGAAGGCGCGTCGTTCTTCGACGGGGTCGGATATGTCAACCTGTCTGTCGATCGTCCGTTGTCGCCGACCGAGGCACGACTTATCCGCAAAACGGTGCCACTAGCCGCGGGCGTGCGTCTCGGATACATTAGCTACAGCGTAACCCCGTCGGACGGCCCCGGCGGCTTCGACGATGTGACAGGAACCGGCAGCACCGAGAGCGGTGAATTCGTCGGACTCGCATAAGGAAAAATCTGATGGTCAAGGAAATCGGTGACAGCACCACAATCGACACCTGGGCCGCGACCGGCACCAAACAAGACCCGGGCTTATCGAAAACCGCGCAGGGGTGGAGTCTGGGCGAAAAACCCCCGTTCGAATTCATGAACTGGATCCAGAACGTTTTCGGCAAGAAGCTGAACCACATGCTGTCGTGGGGTATTGCACGCTGGAACGGCTCGACGACATACCTCACTGGTGCGGCTGTGGGACATAATGGTTCGCTGTGGGTGGCACTCGCCGACAACACGGGTTCGGAACCGTCCGGCGGCAATTCGAACTGGTCGACCATTTCAACCGGGACGTCTCCGACTCAGTCGCAAGAGGACTGGAACGGCGGGGTCATCCAGACGGAGTCGCTGATTTCTCCGGAGAAACTGCGCGGGGCCGTGGCGGAACAGACCGGCCTGACAGGCATGGTCGCACCGTTCGCCATGTCGACGGCCCCCGGCGGGTGGCTCGAGTGCGACGGTTCCGCCGTCAGCCGTTCGGTATACGCCAACCTGTTTTCGACGATCGGAACGGTCCACGGGGCGGGCAACGGGTCGACGACCTTCAACCTGCCGGATCTTCGCGGCGAGTTCATTCGCGGCTGGGACCATGGTCGAGGCATCGATCCCAGCCGCGGGTTCGCGAGCGAACAGGATTACGCTACGGCCCCGCCCCAGACGACCAGTGTAGAGCGACTCCTGGGAGATGGTTCAACCGAGGGTCTGCGCAACGCGACAAATCCGTCTGCGGTTGGTTTTTCGAGAGTTTCGAAAACCGGTGAAGGCATCACGGTTGACAACCGTGATGCTAACGATTCCGGAAAAGAGCCCGACAGCATCAACGTGGTTACGGGCGATGATGAAACCCGACCGCGTAACGTTGCCCTGATGTATTGTATCAAGACCTGACACATGGCTCGCACGTTCACGTTCGATTACCTGATTGACCGATACACGGTTTCCCCGCCGTTCGGTTACAGGCTTGTCAGGGACCAGGAGACAGGTGCACTGGTCGTGGAAAACGGACGCCTTGTCGTCGTGCCGAAAGAGGACTGAAAATGGTTGCATTCCTGTTTGTTGAACAGCGGTACACCAAAGCGGGACGGGTTTCGTATCAGTCTCTGAACGATCTCTTGTTGTCCGGCCTGAGTTACGACGACGTTGACGAAAAAGAGATCGTCGGAATCTCCGGCGGTCGACATTTCGAGGTCGCACCGCCGGGAACAATCACCTTCGACGAGACCATCGCGAACACCGATGTCAGGTTGTGGGAATACGGCAATTTGTTTTCGTCTCTCGATCGGTTCGTGTCGGCTGTCGCTCGAGGCAACCCTTACGAGGTCGGCGATACCGTTCTTGTCGATGGCGTCATTTACCGGTTCGACGATGACGGGAACACCGACATTGCGGGTCTGACAGGATGGGTCAAAACGTCTTTGACGCAGGCCGAAGTTGAGGCCGAACAACGCATCCAGGAATTCGACACCTGGTCGGATGCGAACCTTGCCGTCATCAACGACAAGGTGAAAACGCTTGCCTTGCGTGGCGGAGAGGCGCCGGCCGACGGGCAAGGCGGAACCTGGGTTCTCGACCCGTCCGACACGGATAGTAGCCACAACCCCCCGGAGGTGATCGTTTCGGCGAACGGTCGACGTTTCAAACCGCTCAGTCTGATCTACAAGGATGCGGCGTCCCTTTTGGCAAGCAGCATTCCTGACGGCGCGCTGCCGGACGACACGATCATCCGCACTCGGGCCGAGGGCTTTGCTTATAGGGTTGTGTCGTCGGGCGAGCACATCACAACCGCCGGCGGGCTCAAGCTGCAATATGAGCCTGACGAAGAGGTCAACGTGTTGGCCCTGCGGACGGCGGCAGATGGCGTCGACATCAACGTAACGCTGGCACGAGCCGTGCAGAATTTTCCGGGCCACGTCATTCGTCTCCCGCCGGGGAACTATACAGCCTCGACCAGTCTGGAAATTGGCGGTGCGGACAGTTGTTTTATCCGTGCTGATGGTGCGCATATCACAGTCGATGAAGACGTGTATTTCCTGCGCGCGGAAGACCCTGCATGGGAGGCCGTTCAGTCCCTGACTTCCAGCATTACGGCTGGCGATTATTGGGGCGGACGCAAGACCATCTCTGTCACCGACGGAACGGCCTATGCCGTTGGCGATCTGGTTAAGATCGTTTCTGACGACAAGATGGAAAGCACCCGAGCAGGCGACGGCACCAACGACTACCGTATGGGCTTCATGGGCTTCATTGAAAGCATCAGCGGAAATGACGTAATCCTCGACCGCCCGGTGCCGATTGAATGGAGTTTCACTACCAACCCGCGCATCGCCCGGATGCCGCGTCGTCACTACCAATGGAAAGGGGGCGTGATCGGCTATGAGGAGGGGCACGATTCCGTTTGGACCGGGAACGCAATGATCTTCTCCGGAGTCTCTGACCTCGACGTGGATGTAGAGATTGAAAAGACATACAACGCGGCGATCCGACCGCTTGGGTGTTTCGAGCCTCGTATTCGCGCCCTCGGACGTGACCTTCAGAATGATCAGTTCAACGGCAATTACGGGTATCTAGTCGGAGACGGAAGCCAAGGCGCGAATGTGCATGTCGTGGCCGGGCGGAACCGGCATGGCTACACGACCAGCCACTCGCTAATCCCGGCCAACAGCAGCGACATAACAGCGTATGGTCCGGCCTGCTTTGCCCTCGTCTCCGGGCAAAGCCACGGCAACACCCAGGCAGGCTTCGACACGCATCATGGCTCGGCTTACATCACGTTCAGCGATTGCTTTGTGTCCGGAGGTACAGCCGGCGGCGGGCAGTTTGTGGCGCGAGGTGTCGGGCACCGCCTCAACAACTGTCGCGGCATTAACGGCAAGAACGGCATTTACGCCTACACGGAAGACGGAGCCGGGAGGACACGCGATATTCGGGCGAATGGCTGCGAAATCGACGTAGACGACAAGGCGTTTCGCGCTGTCGGTGCCGACCTTGAGATCAGCGGCGGCACCTATCGCGCTCGGAAATATGGTCAAATGGCGCGCGTTGTTGACGGCGCCTCGCTGACCCTGAAAGGGCACATTACAATGAGGCCCGGCGGTCCCGCCGAAGTGGACAATAAACGCATGATCGAAACGGTTGATAGTGAAATCGACGCGCGCGGCGCCCAGATCAATGTGGACCTTAGCGACATCCCATCGGGCGCGACGGAGTACGGGGTCATCGAACTCGGAGGCGGAACGGGATCGTCCCTGAACGGCGGGACATGGCGATTGATGGATGATGACGACGTTCTATCGTTCCTCTACAGAGCCGGAGCCGGTTCGCACAGCGCGGGCGAAGGTTTGAGGCTCGTGACGCAAAAGCTGGGTGATAACCCAGGTTCGTCTATGCAGATCACGGGCGCGGCAAGTCAGCTTTACAACAGCCGTTGGTCCTGGGAACACGCAGGGGGTGACGGGGGAACCGAGTTTATCCTCCGTAACATCACAAGCGACGGATATGAAATTCCGCTGCACGAGCGGGACGACCCTGTCATATTCGCCAAACTGTTTTCCGACATAGACAGGACGCTTGGGGCGCTACCAGCGTCTGCGCCTGTGGGGCAACGGCTGACAATTTTGAACGCTGACGCCTCCTACACTATAACCGTCAAGCATGGGGCTCTCTACAACGTGGAACTTGCCAACGCTGCGGATCTGGTTCTGTCACACAGGGATACGGTTACACTCTGCTTTGACGGATCGGTATGGTGGCAGGTTGCAGAGCGCCCGGATATCAACCTTCAGAGCTATACGGTTGCGACACTTCCGAGCGTGTCCCCGGCGGGTCAGATGATCTACGTCACCGACGAAACGGGCGGTGCAATCCCCGCCTTTTCTGACGGAACGGACTGGAGGCGTGTCACCGACCGCGCGATTGTCTCGTAATGTGGCGGACCTGAACCCCTGGTCGACGTCGAACCGGGCTTCGGGCTGACTTAAAAACCGCGGGGAGAGACCTAACATGGACCTGACCGTCATATTCACGGCACTGACAGAGACGATCGGTCCGCTGGGGGCGATCGTCATCGTCGCGCTTGCATGGGGGTATGTGCAGGAACGTCGACGGAACAACGACCTGCAAGACAAGCGCCTGGAAGACTGGCGCGAACACGCCGATGCCACGAACAACCTGTCCCGCGAAATCGTTGAGGTCACATCAGGGGTAAAAGTTGCGCTCGAAAGGGCGATTCAGGAGGCGTATGGACGTGGTCGGTAATGTGTTCGATAGGCTGCGCCGCCGTGCGCCCGTGGACGACCGCAAAATGGCCGTGATGCAGGTGGAACGGGACCGTGCTATAGTCGCGGTGCAAAACGAACGTCGGGATATTTCCAAGCTGCTGGACGCATTTGCAGATGCTCGACGTAAAGGGAATGAGAATGGCGAGCATTGACCTTGCAACCGCGCTCGCATGCGTCGCGTGGTTCGGCCTGATGGCGAATATCTATGTCTGGGGTCGAATGGTTTTCATGCCGTCGCGCAACGGACTGCTGCGTCATTTCTCGATCGCGTGGGTCGGTGCCCTGACAGCCCTGGCGGCGTCCATCGGTTTCTGGGATGTGTTTTCCGCGTTCTTCAGCTACAATGAATGGCGCTCGCTGGTCGCATCTCTTGGCGGACCCGACTCGATCAATGCCGTGCGATCGCTGCTGATCATCGTCGCGACGCACTCCGGCCTGCTGGCGGCACACATGCTGATCCCGCGGGAAGATCAACGGAAGTGGCCGTGGTTCCTGTCCTGGGCGACATACCCGCCGTCTCAGAACGCCGCCCGGTTTCGGAACTTCCTTCGCAAACAGGTAAGGAAATACAGATGACCACAGACCCCCGAGAGATCGCCGAAGAAATCGTCGGACGTGAAGGCGGTTATGTGAACGACCCTGACGATCCGGGCGGCGCCACGAAATGGGGCGTGACGATCGGGACGATGCGCCGTCTCGGCATTGACCTTGACGGTGATGGCGATGTCGATACGAACGACGTCAAGCGTCTGACGAAAGAACACGCAGTCGACATCTTCCTGAAGCACTATCTGCGCGACCCGAAAATCGACCAGTTGCCGCCGATGCTGGTCGACACGGTGTTCGACATGAACGTCAACGCCGGCGCGAACTCGGTGAAGATCCTGCAACGTCTCGTCACCGACATGGGCTATCGGACCACTGCCGACGGTGTGATCGGTCCGAAGACCCTGGCCGCTGTCCGCGCCGCTGCCGCTGATGCGCCGAACCACATCCGGGACGCTTACGGCATCGCACGCCGGAACTATTATTTCAGGATCGCTGATCGTCGGACGGCGTCGCGCAAATATGCCCGCACGCGCGCCGGTGGCAAAGGCGGCTGGATTAAGAGGGCCGAGGAATTCATTTCGCCGAAATACCACATGACGGACGCCGAGTTCCGCGCACGGGTGGCGTCATGGGGGTGATGGGTCGCCTGTTGTCGACCGTGTTCGGGAACGGGCGCAACGTCGTAGCCGAGACGGCCGAGGTGTTCCGTGCAAACGCCGAACACAACGCCCAGCGCGCGCACGACGCGCAGGCGGCGGCGATGCAGCAGTTCGCCGCGGAATTCGCCGCCCAGCGCCGCACCTGGTTCGACAGCCTGATCGACGGCCTGAACCGCCTGCCGCGCCCACTCATGGCGTTCGGAACGATCGGGCTGTTCGTAACGGCGATGGTCGATCCCGTCTGGTTCGCTGCCCGCATGACGGGACTGGCGGCCATGCCGGAACCGATGTGGTGGCTGCTGGGCGCCGTCGTCGGGTTCTATTTCGGCGCGCGCGAGATCCAGAAATCCCGCGACATGCGTGCGGTGCAGCCAGACCGCGTTCGGGACACGGTCGCCGCAGTGCGTGAGATCGAGGAAATCGGCAAGGCGCGGGACGAGATCGGGCAAGCGCAGACGAGTGACGCGGATCTGTCGTTGTCGGCTATCGAGACCACGGACAACCCGGCGCTTGCCGACTGGAAATCGCACCGCCAGCCTATCGAATAAGGTCGGTCAGTTCGTACAGGTTCGGGTCAATGTTGTGCGGACTGGTCCGAAAGGCATTCGCGCGCCGGATCAGTTCTCGTCCCCTCGCGGATCGGATGCGTCCGCCCCATCCTTTGACGTATATTGCGCGACCGATTTCGTTTCGTCCTAGACCGGTCGCGCGGGCGATCTCGTCATAATTGACGTTCCAGTCGCGCGCCGCGGCAAACCGCCAGATCATGAACGCATAAGCTTCGATCCTTGGTGTCATGAAAGAAGTCTCCTGATGTCATCTTCAGATTGAATGAACCCGGCCCGTCCGCCGAACGACTGGACGGACCTGATGAATGCAGATTGCGCCTGGGCGCGTTTGTCCGACGGCTGCAGACGCCATCCGGGCGCCTTGACTTCGGCGGCCGTAAACTGGCCGACCGTCGTGCCGACATGGTGCGGCATGATCAGCACCGGTCGAATTCCGATCAGGTCCGCCGACTTCCATTTCTTGTTCACGGCGGCGCTGTCGTTGCCCAGACCGAACCGGACGTGCCGTCCGTCGTCCGTCGTCATGGCGCCGTTGTTGTTGCGCCACAAGGGCGTTCGGAATTCTGCCGATCCTGTCAGGCGTGCCTGTGACTGCACACGTGCCTCCGACGACGTGGAGGGTTCAGGGATAACCGCGGCACATGGGTCGGCGCAGGCCGTGAATTCCTCGACGGCCTGCGCCGGCATGTAGCGGGACCAGCGCGCGAACCAGTCAGCGAGGGTGTCGATGGTCATTTGCGGACCCCCATGAGCCGAGACGGAACGAAGATTTCGACAACCCATCCGCCGCAGTTCAGTTTCATCGGGGACCGACCGCATGAGCGTTGCAGTTCGACCCACTGTTCACGCGAAAAGTAAAGGCGCGGCGTCATGCCCGTCGGGGAAGACTCACGGCTGGCGAAGTCCTGTGCAACATCTGCGGCGGTGTTCATGGGTCTGTTCTCCTGTGGGCGCCGCCCGGCGCTGGGCCGGGCTGTTGAGGTTACGCGCAGGCGCGACCGATCATAACGCTGATGTTGTCAAACATGGCCGATGCCTTTTGCTCGCGAATGTCGAGCACGTCCAATTGTGATTCTTGGAACCGTCCGTGGACGCCGGTATAACGGCGGAAGACGTCTGATTTTTCGTCCTTGATGGTCTCAATCTCTGCCCCGACTTTTTTACGAAGCGCGATCAGATCAGCGCGGGTCGGGTTTCCGTACTTTGCGGCGATGTACTGTTCTGCGAGGTTCATGTCAGTCTCTCCTATCTGATGTCCTCTTATTACCCGCTATTCCCCGGCCCGTCAATCATAAAATCCGGTCGACTTCACAAGGTCTTCAGCGGCGCGGACGTACCACCCGCGGTCCAGACGAGACCAATCGAAGTCGTGCAGGTCATTGCACATTGCGACCATGAACCCTGACTGGATTGCCTGCGGTCGATAGTGGTGCGGCAAGCGGGCGAGCGGCGGCATGATCTTGAACAGCGGCGCCCCGTCGCGGGTCATGTAATAGCGTCCCGTCTTCTGCTGTTCGACACCGCCGCGGTGTATCTTGCGCTTGACAGGGCGACCCTTGGCGTCCGGCGGCGACTGGTGATCTTCATAGGTGCCGACCTCGCCGCCCAACATCACGCGGTCGGTTTTCTGGACCTTCAGGGTGTGCATGAACAGGAACGGGTTGTCACAGTTCTCGACCGTTTCTGCGATCGGTGTGCCGTGAACCATCAGCGCCTCGGCGGCCATGGCGATGATCTTGACGGACTGGTTCTTATGCCAACCGTCGCGCTGCCCCTGCGGCTTGGGGTGGTCCATGGCGTGCTGATACTCGAACGCGCCCTTACATTTCACGCCCCCTTCCGAGTCGATCAACAGGTAATTGTTGACGTCGCGCTGTGCGAACAGGTCATAATTTTCCGCCTCAAGTTCAAGGCCGGTCATGCGTTCCCATTCCGCGCTGACGTGGTCGCACGCGCCGACCCATATCCGGTCGACTGCGTATTCGATGCCGTCGGTGTTCACCTGGATCAGTTCAAGCGTGGGGATCTCCGCCAGACGTTCGGCGAGCATGCACAGCAACAGTTGACCGTTAATCGTGATCCGCATCGTGTATTGCGGGTCATAGAACGGGCTAAACTGCGAATTACTGTTCCCATAGGTGCCATTGAGCGCCAGCTTGATCGCGGCGCCCTGTGTCGTTTTCTTGCCGACCGCGATGCGTCGATCATACAGGCGCTTGTAGACGTCGCAGAACACGTCGGACAGGTGTTCAGGGTAAATGCGGTTTGCGATCGCGAGGTTCGGGTAATAGGATGCCACGTCGCGCCCCTGGATGACGCGTTCAGGGGTGGACCGCCATGTTCGGTTCTCAACCGCGCCATGAATTCCGCCGGTTCCGAAAGCGAACGTCATGCCGAACGCATTGGCCGTCAGACCGTCGAACACGCCTTTCGTCTTCGTGATGACCTGGCGTGACAGGTATTCGTGCACGCGGCGAAACTCGGGGTGACTAAAACTGACCGTGGGTAAGATGCATTCTGCCAGCGCGATCTGCGATCGTGGTGTCTGCCGCCACGATCCGGGACGTCCGCAGATTCCCGGGCTGACCTGTTCCATTTCGTGGATGAACACCTTCGACCCGATGTTCGTGTCGGACACGTTCGTCAGATCCTCGCCAAGTTCGGCCGACATTTCGTCGCGGAATTCCAGCGCGCCGGCGCTTTCAATCAGGAATTCGCCAGTCGCCCGGACATCGTGGATGTTGTAGCCCAGCAGGTCTGGGATCTGCGCGGCGGTCAGCACCGTTCCGGGCGAATATGGCAGGTCGGCCACGCAGTCCATCCGTTGCGCAATCTCGATTTTCTTCAGGGACGTTGACCGCGCCGCGTTGTCAAAATGGTGGACCTTCATGAGATCGACCTGGCGGATCAGCACGTCGCGCGGTCGGATGGTATTGCGGAACCGGTCGTTCCAGTCGGTTTCAATGATTTGCATGGACTTCTGGTAAACGTCCGCCGCGGTGAACCCGTTCGGGAATTGCGTTAGAAGATGGTGCAGGACCGGATAATCGTATCCAAGCGAGTTGAACCCGACCATGCGGACTTCCGGATGCGCACGCAGCCAATGCAGGAACGCAATCAGATGCCGCGACTGGTTCTTTCGCTCGCTGACCTCGAACACCCACATCGTGTCCGTATCGTGCCGGATAAAAACGGCACTGAACACGTTCGGATATGACTCGATATCGAACGGGAAATCGATGTGCGGACGATAGTGACCGATGCCGGGGCTGGTCACTGTTTACCCCTCTCTTCCAGTATCCTATTGATGCGTTCACAACGGTCAAGATCGCGTCTGAGAAATCTGCCCCACCAGATATTTCTCCGTTTCAGGTCGTCAAACGCTTCATCTTTGGTCGGATATACATGCTTTCGACGGCTATCAAAAATCACCAATTTTGCAAAAGTGCGCCAGTCATCGCGATACTTCTCAGCACCTTCGAGCCATTCCGGCAGAACCCAACAGCCCTTTGGTGTCTTTTTTGCGAGAACCCACCTCTCAAGATGAATTGACAGATCATCCTCGTATCCGAACCGAACAGCACGCCAGAAAACGCCATCGCCTTCGGCGTCATTCGGTCTGTCATGCAATTCGACCTTTTCAATTTCAAACGGCACCAACATCACACCCTCCTGTCCTGAGACGAGGCGACCGAAGCCGCCCCGCATTATCGCTTACTGACCGTTCGGCGGGGTCATATAGCCGCCATACATCGGCGGCTGCTGTCCGTCAGGGGCATTTCCGCCCGGCTGCGGCATTCCCGCACCGGCACCCTGCGGCATCGAGGGTCCGCCGGCGGGCGTCGGCTGCTGCGGTGCGTTTCCCATCGGGTCACCAGGGTATCCAGTCGCCGTATTCGGCGCGCTGGGCGACGGCATCCCGCTGCCATAGGCAGGCGGCTGCTGCGGTGCCGGGGTAGCCTGCGGGTTTCCCATCGGCGGCTGCTGGGGCGGCTGACCCATGGCACCGGGTGCACCGGTCGGGGGCTGCGGTGCCTGCGTCATGCCGGCGGGCATATAACCGCCCGGGCCGCCGGTGAACTGCTGGTCGAGCGACGGACCACCGACGATTTCTTCACCGTAACCGACAAGGCAAACGGTCTGGGGGTTCAGGTAGATGCCGGCGGTGTGGTCGGTGTTGCCGTTCGCGCTGGTCGAGCCTGCGACCTGGACGTAATACCCGCGCTTGATCTCGGACGTCGCGCAGTCGGTCGGAACGTTGCCCTGGTATTTCGCCGGACGGATCGGCAAAGTCGTCGAGAACTTCAGAACCCAACAGCCGGCGCCGTGTGCCCAACGGTTTTCCATCGCCCCTGTCGTCGGGTTCTGGCGCTGTTCGTCGCCGTCGGCGACCTTCCAGCTGAACGCCGTTGCGGCAAGCCCCTGGTTGACCTGCGCCATGACGTTCTGCGCGTGGGCGTATCCTGCCGATGCCGCCTTGTGCAGCGTGCCCAGCAGTTCGTTCATGCCCGGGGCGTTCTTTTCGACCGCCAGTGCAAACCAGTAGTTTTGCTTTTCTTCCGGAATCGGACGGTTGTTCGCGTCGGTGGTCTGTTTCGTCCAGGGGTCGCCGCTGATGATGCGGCCGACCGGCGTCGTGAAGTATTCTTTCGGTGCTTGTGCCATCTGGTTTTCTCCTGTCAGGCTTTGGGTTTCAGCGTGTCGGGCGCGGCATGACGGGCATGTCCAACGCCTCTTTATACAGGTCAAGGACCGCCTCTTGTTCGGCCAGCTTGTCCGGGTCTTGTTTGCGAAGTTTCAGGATCGCACGGACAGCCGTGACGTCGTATCCGGTGCCCTTGATCTCTGCAAAAACTTCCTTGATCTGGTCGGCAATCTCCTGTTTTTCCTCTTCCAGACGTTCGACACGTTCGATGAATGACCGAAGCCGATCCGCACCGACGGTGTCGTTGTGCCCTACCCCGGGCGTATCGTCAGACATTCCCAACCCCTTTGAATTGCCGCACCAGTTCGGTCTGGTCCAGCGGTTCCAGTTTCCACCCGATCGACGGGCGGTGTGTGAACAGTGCGATTTGCGCATCGGACAGTTTTGCGTCGCGCAAATCCTTGACGGCAGGCGGCTTTTCCTTGACCGGGATTTTCGCGCCAGTCAGTGCCTCGATCGCCTGTCGGGATGCGGTCACTTTCGTCTGACCCATCCGTTCCGTCAAACCGTAACCCGGCAGCGTGTCGCCCGATTTGTGACGCGCCATCGCTTCCGTTTCCGCGCCGTCCGATGCCGCTTTGATCACGTCGGTCGCCCAGCGGTAGAATTCCAGCTGCCGGGCCAGACCAGCCGCGTCCAATTCGCCGTGGTCGGTGTCCTGTATCGTCGCCATGATCTGCGCCGATGTCGATGCGAGCGCGTCACATCCGCGACCGGCGCCATCACAGTCGCGACAATGCGGACCAGGCGTGGCGGTCGGGTTCGGCGCGCGACAATCAGCGGCCCGCTCGATAATCCAGTCACAGCGGTCGTGCAACTCGGCCAGCGTCCAGTCGTGTGTTCGATATGTCCCGCCCGATGCGAACCCGCGCGGCTGGTAGATTGCAGTCACGACGCGTGTGACGTACTCACCTGACTCAATGAGCCCCCGAGCGAGCGCACCGGCGTAGATCACCAGTTGTTCGGACGTCGGCTTGACGATTCTGAAGCCGTATTTCAGGTCCAGAACGATCAGCGTCCCGTCGGGCAGCAGAACCGCTGCGTCAAGCGTTCCGGCGACGGTCGGCGCGAGCACTACACGGACCTCGGCCCAGACGCTACCGCACATGCCGCGGATCAGGTCGACATAGTCCTGAACGTGACCCGTCATTTCATCGTCAACGATCCAGCCGTTTTCGTGCGACTCGCCGATCAGTTCCGCAGTCGTGGCGGCCTGTCCGGTCAACACCATTTCCGCAACCCACGCCGCGCACGTTCCCTCGCGCGCCTCGTCACCCACCGGGCGTTCGCCGCATCGCTGCGTCATGGTCGGCGCCAGCGCGCAACGGGTCCAGCGCGGGGCGGCTGACGGTCGGGTGACGATATCTTCGGTCATTTCCGTAAAACCTCCTGAACGGCGATCCGCACGCGGTCCGCGATTTCGTTCGCGGTAGACTGCCGAATTTCGTCCCATGTCACGATATTCACCGACTGCACGAACGGCGTGTCAGTATCGGACTTGTCCTGTCGCATCACTGCGACCCGGACGCCCGTGACGATGATGTCCAGATGCACCGACACCGGGTGTTTCCGGACGATGTCGGAAGCGGCAGAGGCCGCTTCCTGCAGATATCCGGCGACGTCCATCACGACCCCAGCGCGTGGCGAACCGCGGCGTCGTGGGTCTCGCCGGATTCGAGGGCGTCCATGTAGTGCCACAGTGCGGCAATCATGGTCTGGTTCGTTTCCAGTTGCTGGTAGTCGATCTGCAGCGCCTGATAAACGGCGTTGTAGTCCTGAATCGCGCCAGATTCCATCATCGCCATGAAGCGACGGGCCATCGCGTCGTATTCGATGGGCGCGGCGGGGGTCGTCGGTGCAGGCGCGGCGGGCATGGATGCGGCGGGCATCGTCGGCATGGTTGCCGTTGGCGACGGTTCGGTCTCGTTCTGTGTGGTCGGGGATTTCGCTTCAGGCATCGACTGCGCGATCGCGGCAATGACAGCGGCGTCGTAATCGTCTTTCTTGCCGCGCTTAGCACGCCATGTACCGTCGGCGTTCAGGCTGGCGGGCTTGCTGCAAAATGCTTCGTTCCACATTAGTCCGTTGGTGTCGGGCTGCGATGTGTCCGGTTCGTTGCCGGTCGGCGCCGATTCGTTGCCGGTCGGCGCCGATTCGTTGCCGGTCGGCGCCGGTTCGGGCGCGACTGCCTGCGGGTCCGTGACAGTCATTTCCATGGTTCGCGGGGATTCCGACGGCATCTGCGTCAGGTTGCCGAGAACGCGCAAGGCGGTATTAACCGACGTGTCGTCCAGCAGGTTTACGGTGAGGGTGGTCATTTTCGGTATCCTCTCGGGTTATACGGCTTTCCAGCCGCGGGTTGCATGAAGCTGGAAACGCTTGCCGTTCACGGTTTTGAACCGGTTCAGACGACGCTTGCCCCATCCGTTTTTCGTGCGAAACATCTGGGCAAGAAAACTGTCCTTGCTGCCGGTGATCTCGAACGTCTGCATTGTCAGGTCTCTCCTGTCCAGTGTTGCACCGACCGTTCTACGCGTGACGTTATTGCCCGTCAATGCCTTTTATTACCTTGCAGCAAAATAACGGATCGTGTATCCCAGAACGGCAAATACTGACAGGAGACGTGACGATGGATAAGAACACGAAACGCAAGGTCAACGAAGAACTCGACATGATCGCCAAGCTTCAGGCACGGGCCGATCAGGCGCGCATCATGTGTCTGACTGAAATTGCTCGCGGATGTTTCGAAGACATCGAACGTCGTCGTCAACTCATCGCCAGCATTCTGCGCACGTAACACGCCGTGACAATCAACCTTCGCCCCTACCAGCGCGCGATGGAAGCCGAAACCGCACAGGCTTACGCGGACGGTTACCGTTACGTGCTGAACCAGCTGTCGACCGGTGGTGGCAAGACATGGCTGCTGGCATCACAGGTCGCCCAGACCGACGGGCCGGCTTGTACGATCGTGCATCGTCAGGAACTCCTGTCGCAGATCTCGACGACCTACGCGAAAGCGGGCATCCGTCACGCGATCACCGCGCCGCAGCCGGTCGTCAACGGCATCATCGAACAGCACGTTCAGGAACTCGGACGGTCGTTCATCGACCACCGGTCACAGACCGTTGTCGCCGGCGTCGACACGCTCATTCGGCGGCACAAACCGTCCGACCGGTGGTGCAAGTCGGTCGTGAAATGGCTCTGCGACGAAGCGCACCACATGCTTGGCGTCGGGCTGCCGTGGGACGATGCCAACAAATGGGGCCGCGCCGCGCAGCTGTTCCCGAATGCGGTCGGGTTCGGCGTCACCGCCACGCCAATCAGGGCCGACCGTCGGTCACTGCACATCGAACAGGGCGGCGCGTTCGACCACCTGGTTCAAGGCGTGTCGATGCGCGAACTGATCGCGGACGGCTCGCTGTGCGATTATCGCGTGATCGCCCCGGAACCGTCGATCAACGAAGCACTCCTGAAGATCGGTAGCACCGGCGATTTCACGTCAGCGTCACAGCGCGCGGCGACCAGGGCGGAACTGTTCGGTGACATCGTCCGTACTTACCTTGAACGCGTGCCAGGAAAACGTGCGATCGTATTCACGACCGGCGTCGAGGCATCGCAGCAACTGGCCGAGAAATTCAACGACGCCGGTGTTCGCGCGAAGGCGCTCGACGGCAACACGGACGACGGCACGCGGAACCGCGCGGTACGTGCGTTCAGCCGCGGCGAACTTGACGTCCTGATCAACACGGGCCTGTTCGATGAAGGGTTTGACGTGCCGGCCGTCGAGGTCACGATTATGGCACGCCCGACCATGTCGTTCGGGCTGTTCTGTCAGCAGATCGGACGATGCCTGCGCCCGGCTGACGGCAAGGAATATGGGGTCGTCATAGACCACGTCGGGAACGTCCTGCGCATGGCAGCAACGCACGGGATGCCCGACACGCCGCGGCGCTGGACGCTCTGGAAAGACGAATCGACCCGCGGCGTTCCGAAAAACCCCGACGCGATCCCGATGCGGACGTGCATCTGCGGTCTGGCATATCCGGCAATCTCGACCGCCTGTCCGTTCTGTGGCGCGGCGCACGAACCGACAGGTCGTGCCGCGCCGGAACAGGTCGACGGCATCCTGACCGAAATGTCACCGGAATTGCTCGAACGTCTCAGGATGGCCCGCGCATCGGTCGAGGCGGAAAAACCGCGCGTTCCGATCGGCGCCGATGCGGCAACGGTTCGGCGCCTGGAAAATCTGCACCGTGATCGCCAGTCGGCGCACCGGTCGCTTGCCGAGGTCATGCAGGTCTGGGGAGGCATGCGTCGTGCAGCGGGCGATGACGACACGGCCATGCAGGCGCGATTCTTCCACCGGTTCGGGGTGGACGTTTTCACAGCACAGACGCTGAAAACCGCCGACGCTATTCGACTTCGGGACGAAATCAGGGAGACTTTGATATGACGGTAATAACCGGAAACTGCATCGAAGTGATGCAAGACATAGCGGAAAATTCGGTTGATTCCGTCGTCACGGACCCGCCTTACGGTCTGTCGTTCATGGGCAAGGGATGGGACAAAGCCGTCCCGGGTCCGGAATACTGGCGCGAGGTTTTCCGCGTCTTGAAGCCCGGCGGTCATCTGCTGGCATTTGCCGGCACTCGAACGCAACACCGCATGGCCTGCGCGATCGAGGACGCCGGTTTCGAGATCCGCGACATGATTGCATGGGTTTACGGGTCGGGGTTCCCGAAATCGCATGATGTGTCGAAGGGGATCGATAAGGCGGCTGGCGCGGTGCGTGAGGTGGTGGGAACCAAGCTAGGTCGACCCGGTATGTCAAAAGATGGGTCCAACCAACGGTCCGGGTTCGACGACGCGTATGGCGGCGAACGATCCGGTACATTGTCAACTGACATCACAGCACCCGCAACACCAGAGGCCCAGCGCTGGCAGGGATGGGGCACCGCTCTAAAACCCGCGCTGGAACCGATCACCGTCGCCCGAAAACCTCTGGACGGTACGGTCGCGGCGAACGTCCTGAAACACGGGACAGGGGCGGTGAATATCGACGGGTGTCGTGTGGCGACGGATGACAAACTGGGAGGGGGCGGCACCAAGGCCGAAACGTCCGGAAAGTTTACAAACGAAGGATGGCGCAGACCATGGATGGACGACGCAAATGCTCTTGAAAAACAGGCTGCAAAAGTCAGATCGAACGTGGAACGCGCCGAAAAACTTGGACGCTTCCCCGCGAACCTAATCCACGACGGGTCGTCTGACGCGACGGACCTGTTCGGCGATGCTGCGCGGTTTTTCTATTGCGCCAAGGCGTCGAAAGCCGATCGCAACGACGGGTTGTCCGATCACGAACCGAAACCGACCGCCGCGTCAGAATTCCGACCGAACCACACCGACCGTGCCGCTGCTGGCGAGGACGGCAACCCGTACGGGCGCTGGAAGCCGACTGCGAACAATCATCCGACGGTAAAGCCGACCGACCTGATGCGCTATCTGTGCCGCCTCGTGACACCGCCGGGCGGCACCGTTCTGGACCCGTTTACCGGGTCGGGATCGACCGGGCGCGGGGCAGTTCTGGAAGGCTTTCGGTTCATCGGCATCGAACTCGACCAGGGGTATTCCGAGATCGCCCGCGCACGAATCGCAGCCGTTACGCCTCGACCGGTCATGCCAGCACCTTCCGCACCTCGACCGGTCATGCCCGTTCCGTCCTCTCTTTACACAGGCGGCAACAACGGGTAATTATCAGGCATGACCTGGGCGCAACAGTCACTTTATCGGATGTGCGAGGCGGCGGGACCGGAAGCGGTTCGTGCCGCCGTTGACACGCTCGAACGCATCCCGAGACGTGACCGCCCGTTTCTTGCAACCCTTAGCGCGATGCGCATCTATCTGAGGAACCAGCGATGACCGAAAAACCGACCAGTCGTGCCCGGCTGACGCCCGACGAACGCCGCGACATGATCGTTCGGGCGGGCGTTAGCGTGGCAAAAGCGGGCGAACACGGCGTCTATGACGCGACCTATGACAGCGTGGCAGATGCGTGCGAAGCGCCGACGTCTCGCTGGACGGTGAAGCACTATTTCCCGACCGTCGCCGAGTTGCGCGGCGCGGTATCGGAGGCGATGGCATGACACACCGCGCCGATGAAATCCTGACACAAGCCGCTGCGGAGCTTGCCGACCGGGCGAAAACCTATGACGCTCCCGAAGGTGAACGGTCCATGGGTAAAACCGTGGCAGCGTTCAACGCGATCACCGGACACAGCCTGACCGAGCAGCAAGGCTGGCAGTTTATGGAAATCCTGAAGATCGTCAGGTCGAACCAGGGCGCGTTTCGGGCGGACAGCTTCACGGACGCGGCGGCTTATGCAGCACTGGCCGGTGAATGTGCGGGCCGTGGGCTGACGTCCGACGATGAACCGGAACTGACGGCGAATGAAGTTTGGTGCTTGGAACTTCTGGCACCATTAGGGACTCGGAATTTCGATGCCATATTCCCTACCAAGATCGTGTCCGACATATATTCTCTTCACGACAAAGGTTTTGTGGTTCTCAGTACACCAGACCCGGACAACTACCGTCAAACCATCACCATCACCGAAGCGGGTCGCGCCGCCCTACGCCGTCACAAACAAAAAACGCCCCGGGATTAACCGGGGCGTTATAGTCTGACAGGGAGGACGAGCCGAGATCCGAACAGCTCGACCCCTGATTACAACATATCGTGCCGCGCGTCAACACCGGCACAACGTCTGAGCAGGGGCACCTATGACATCCGATGCACTCAATCTCGCCCGCCTCGGCTGGCAGGTTTTCCCGGCACCGGTCGGAACAGTGAAAAAATCGCACATTGCAGGTCTCAGGCACGGCGGCACGCGCTGGGGCGCAACGTCAGACCCCGACACCCTTACACGATACTGGCAGCAATTCCCGAACGCTAATTTCGGTGTCGCATGTGGTCCGGTTTCTGGCATCTGGTGTCTGGACGTCGACACGACTGAGGGGCATACTCACGACGGACACGCGTCATTGCGGCAGCTGGTCACTACTCACGGAACCTTGCCGCATACCGTCGCCAGCGTCTCGCCTTCCGGATCTGTGCATTTCTATTTCCGATGGCCTGCAGACGCTGGCGACATCATCCGCAACAGTGCGTCCCGCGTCGCCCCTGGCATCGACGTCAGGGGCGACGGCGGCATGGTCATCGCGCCGCCGTCCGTCAAACCCGACGGGCGCGCTTACCAGTGGCAGGCCGGTTGCGATCCGTGGTCCGTGCCGGTGGCAGACGCCCCAGACTGGCTGCTATCGGCGGCACGCGCCGCGTCAGAACGCCCTTCGATGCCCGCGCCGCCCCGTGATCCGAACACAACGTCGCACGGCGAGATTCGCGAACTGCTGACCTACATCGACCCGGACGCTGACGGCTACGACGGGTGGTTCTCGATCGTGGCGGCAATCCATGAAGCGACGAACGGGTCCGACGACGGACTTGCCCTTGCAGACGAATGGTCGAGACGATCCAAGGACTACGACCCCGACGAACTGACCGACAAATACGCCACGGGCCTGCGCGCCGGGTCGGGCGGCTACAACGTCGGAACGATCGCGGCAGCTGCGGGACGTGGCGGGGCTGATCTTCGGGCAATCGGACAGCGACACCGGATTGCCGCCATGGCGAACGCGCTGGGCGACTATCGACCCGCAGGCATGACAGACGCCCCGGTGATGCCTGCACCCTCTGCGGTTCCGTCTAACGCACCCTCTGACGCGCCCTCTACGGTTCCGTCTAACGCGCCCTCTGCGGTTCCGTCTAACGCACCCTCTAGCGCACCGGTCGACATCGTCACGCAACTCGTCGACATCCTGCAGCCCGATCCGAACGGTAATCTCGCGTCGATCGTGCCCGAGGCGGCGCAGCTGTCCGAAGCCGACCGCGCCCGTCTCCTGCGCGAGATCCGCGGCATGGGCATTACCGGGGCGTTGCGTGAAGCGATCAAGATACATCAGACCGAACGGCGCCGCGCGTCGACGGAAGCGGCGGGTCTGATCTACGATGCGAACGGGTCGCCCGTGCCGAACCTGGAAAACGTCAGGCGCGTGCTGACATCGTCCGATGAATTCGCCGGCATGTTTGCCCGATCGGAATTCGACGGTGACATATGGGTCACGGAAAACGGCACGCGCCGTCCGATGAAAGACGCCGACACACTGGTCGTCACCGGTCGCCTGCAGTCCGGCATCTTTCCGTCGGTCTCGCCGGTGACGGTCCGCGATGGCATCACCACGGCGTCGCTGGACGCGACGTTCCATCCGGTGCGCGAATACCTGGCAGGTCTGCGCTGGGACGGGGTCCAGCGGCTTCACACGCTGTTCACGGACTATTTCCCGTGCCAGGCGCACCCCGAGGTGCCAGGACATGCTGACTACCTCGCAGCGGCCGGACAGCGGTTCTGTATCGGCGCCGTCGCCCGCATCTTCCGGCCCGGGTGCAAGGTGGACACAATGCCCACGCTGTCGGGTGAACAGGGCATGCTGAAATCGACGGGCATCAAGACGCTTGTCGGTGAAGACTGGTTCGGTGAAGACATGCCGGACATGACCGAGAAAGACGCCAAGCAGTGGATGCGCGGACGGTGGGTGGCCGAGATCGCAGAACTGGCATCCATGAAGGGTAAGGATGTCGAGCACATCAAGAATTTCCTGTCGACACCGACTGACCGCTACCGCCCGCCGTTCGGTCGCACGCCCGAGACCATCCCGCGCCAGACCGTGTTCGCAGGCACCGTGAACGGCGAGGAATACCTCGCCGATGCCACCGGCGGCAGACGGTTCTGGCCGATGCTGGTCACGTCGACCGTCGACATCGCGCGACTGTCGTCCGACCGCGACCAGCTGTGGGCCGAAGCGGTCGTCCTGTTCGAGGCCGGGTGGCGCTGGTGGTTCGACCAGGGGGAGTGTCCTGCGCTCGAACAGGTGCAGGACGACGTGCGCATTCAGGACGTGGACGAAGCGCGGGTGGCCGACTGGCTGCGATACACCCAAGGGGAGGTCACGCCACGGCAGATCGCAGAAGCATTGTTCAGCAACGAACGTGGCGACCGTGCCCTGTCGATGCGGATCAGTCGTTACCTCAAGGCGCTTGGCTGGCAGCACGCCCGTAAAATTGACGGTCAACGTTGGTGGGAACGCGGTAAAAAAGCGGAACCATACAAAAAACCGGAACCGATGGGGAATATCGTCCCGTTCAGTAAATTACCGGAGCCCGTTAAAAATACTGACGGCGTTCGGTAAATTACTATAAATTACCGAACGGGGCGTTATTATTTTAACGCCCCGTTTTATATTTTAACGGGCTTTCTAAGGGCACCTAAGGGCACCTTCGGAATCTAGGTGCCCTCTCTCAAACCCCTTATTTTCAAGGCCAGAGGGCACTAGGGCACTAAGGGCACCTGTTTTAGATACTAGGAGACGAAAACGTAAACATGCCGTTTTATTAAATTACTATAAATTACTGAAGGAGGGTGTTTATCCTTTTCATATAGCCCCGTACGAAACAGGTGCCCTAGGTGCCCTTAAACGGGTAATAATGGGTGTAAAGCACTGAAAACGTTACGAAAAAAGAGAGGGCACCTCGCGAAAAAAGGTGCCCTTAGTAATTAAAGGTGCCCTTAGTAAATTTAACGCTATTTAACGCTATTCGGCATGCCAATGGCTGTCACGTATAGTCGACCCTGCGCCGCACATACGCGTGATTACTCACTACCCCGTCCCGCTCCTGTGCGTTATATTCCGACCTGAACTGATGAGGCCGACATGACCGACAAGCCGCAGATGCCCGCGCCGAGAAAGCCGCCCCGCAACCGTCCTGCGAACAATATCGTGTTCCCGGACGCAGACCGCCTGTGGGGCCACTGGCAGGCTTACAAGGAATGGACGACCGACCCTGATAACCTGATGGAGATCGGATCGCGTGGGCGCCGTGTACCGCGTCCTAAGACCGTTCCGGGCTTTGCCGCGTTCGTGCAGTGCGGTGAGGACACCGTGCGGCGCGCTGCGTCTCGTGAGGATCTGAAAACGACATGGTCAGCGATCGAGGCCGAGATAAACGACGGGCTGATTGCAGGCGGACTTCTGAAGGTTCTTGACGGCCACCTGGTGTCGCGTGTGGCGCGCCTCGTCGATCATCAGGCGGTGACGACCACGCCGGGCGAGCCGGTGCAGAAATACGACTGGTCGAAGCTGACCGAAGACGAACTGACGACCGTCACCGAACTGCTCGAAAAAGCGCAGATTGAGGATTGACGCGACGGGTAATAGCGGGTAATGGTGGGTTAGTTTGATAGGAGACTGACCCATGATTGCCGACGAACTGAAGACGATACTTGCCGGTCACGTTTTGTGGCTGAGGGGCGAAGGAGGCGCCCGCGCGAACCTGTCCGGCGCGAACCTGTCCGGCGCGAACCTGTCCGGCGCGAACCTGTCCGGCGCGGACCTGTCCGGCGCGAACCTGTCCTGCGCGAACCTGTCCGGCGCGGACCTGTCCGGCGCGGACCTGTCCTGCGCGAACCTGTCCGGCGCGAACCTGTCCGGCGCGGACCTGTCCGGCG